GCCCCCGGCCGCCGGGGCGGAAGAGGGAAGGCCGGGGCCGGGGGGGTCCCCCGCCGCCACGTCGCCGGGAAGCGTCGTCAGGAAGGCCACGCCATGCGTCGCCGCGCTGGCGACCGCCTGCCCGATCTCCGTCGAAAAACGGTTCTCCTCCAGGATCGAGGCCAGCCCGTAGGGGTCTTCCGTGCCATCCGGGGCCACCACACCGTCCCAGTGGCAGCGCGACGTGAGCGAGAAGACGGCCTTCTCCGGCCAGGTGGAGACCAGGCGCAGGTCGCGCGCGATCTCCCGAGGCAGCGCAATGTCCAGACTGTCGACGTACACCTTGCAGTCGAGATAGGCCTGGCGACGGGCATTGCCCGGATAACGCGCCTGCCAGGTATTCACCAGCTCCTCCAGCGTCGCCTGGAGATCGACGGGCAGGCCCGCGACGCTGGGCGCGGTGAATAGCTGGGGTCCCATGCCCGCGATCAGACGCAGGTCGACGTTCGTACTCATGAGAGGGCCTCCTGGCTCCGGTTAGGACGGCGGCGCGTCGTCCGCGCCATCCACAGCGCCACGCTCACGGCCTCCAGGGGCACCTCGTCACCCTCCTGGGCCGTCGAGTGCCACCCCCACGCGCCGTCCGTGGTCCTGATCTTCTTATCTGACACCCCCACAGACGCATCCAGGGGGTCGCTGCTCGCATTATACCCGCCAGGATGCGAGACTGTGCGACCCCTGACCGCGTTCAAGAAGCCCGAACACGCGGTGAAGTACTCCGCGTTGTCCAGGACGTGCAGGTAGCGGCGCGGCGGGCGCATCGCGCGCAGGTCCTGCTGGAGCGCCAACGCGCCCGAACGGCCCGACACGCCCACCGCCGAGTAGCGGCCCCGGCGCTCATACAGCCATTCCGCGAGCGCCGCGCTGTTCATGGTCGAAAAATCGCCGGCTTCGAGGTCGATCAGCTCCACGTGGGACACGCCAGTCTTGCGGTCGTGCAGCGCGCCAGCCACAGCGACGCGCCGCCCATCCTTCGAGAAAGCCACCCCCAGCGCCCGCACGACGCAATCCGAGGCCAGCTCCGGGGCCAGCTCGGTGACCCCGGTCGCCTCCCAGTCATCCAGCGAGATCAGGCGGCGCGTGTTGTCGTCCGAGGCCCACCAACCGAGGCGTTCGCGGGCGAAACCGTCGTCCGAGTACCGTTTGCGCTCGGCCTCGATCACGCTCATCTTCAGACGGCCAGACGCGACCGCCGGGTTGGTGCGCACCCACAGGTCCCGGTCGTCCAGATCGACGTCCGCAAGCGACTTGGGCAGACCAGGCGGAGACCACTCGTCCCAGCACGTGCGCGAAGACTCACCACTCAGCGCGTCGCGGCGCACGCGCGAGAAGACCTCGCCGTCCGCCGTCGGACCCGGCGGCGTGCCCGTGTATATCCACTGCGGGTCACCCAGCGGGGCCGCCGACGTGGTGGACAAAAGCGCCTCCAGCGCCTCGTCCGTAAGCTGCTGGGCCTCGTCCATCACCAGGACGTCGACCGTGAAGCCACGACCGGACCCCTTCGAGCGGGCGGCGATCTCGATAGACCCACCATTCTTCAGGAAGATGGCCTCCTGACCGTTGACGTTGCGGATGTTTTCCACGAGGGCGTTCAGCTCGGGGAACTTCGCGCCGGGGTCGCCCGCCTTCTGCCCAAAAAAGTGCTTCAGGCGGCGGAAGTGCTTCTGCGCGGTCTTCACCTCGTGCGCCGTGTGCAGGATGCGCTCACCGCGCCCGATCACGCCGAAAAGCTCCCTGATCTCCAGGTCGGCGTTTTTGCCGTTCTGGCGGGGCACCGCGAGGCCGCACGTGAGGTTGGCCCAGCTATCGCCCGCCGTCGCCAGCCAGTTGTCGAGCACCCAGGCCTGCCAGGGGTCCGGAACCAGCTTGTAGTCGGCTGCCAGGGATATGGCGAGGTCCCCCAACGAGTCAATCGAGGGGGACGTGATGGTCACGCAGGGGCGCTGGGAGGCCTCCAGCGCCTCCTGGCTAGGAGGCGCGGGTGTCACGCTTGCGCATCCTAGCCTTGAAGATGTCCACGGCGGTCTCCTCGCGGCCCTTGGGAGGCGTGGGGGAGGCCGTGGACACCGGGTTCTCCAGCTCGTAGAGGTCTCGGGACAGCTTGTTGGCGGCGTTCAGGAGCGCCGACAGGCTGTCTGGCTTCGCCACCCGGATGGCCTCCCGTGCGGTGTCCAGGAGGTCGCGCAGCTCCGCTTCGCGGTCGTACTTCTCGGGCATGTCAGATCAGCCCCGCCGCGTCGGCTGGCAGCACCTCGTGGATGCCGGACTTCTTCAGGCAGGTTTCCATGAGGTAGGAGACGTTCACGCCGGGCGCGATATAGGCCCTGACCGCGCCGTCAATGGCGCGGTTGCGGTTCGCCGCCGTGATCTGCTTGGGGGTGCGCAGGTAGACGCGGGCGCGGCGCTTACGGTCCTCCAGGTACTCGGCACGGTGAAGCGAGTGGGTGCGGTACGTGGGGTCGTACTGGCCGACGAACGGCTGGAATTTGCGGCGCAGAGCGTCGCGGTTCGGGAAGATCACGACGGAGTACGCCCCGTTGGGGGTCTCATCGAGCAGATCGAGCAGGTCAAAGTCGTTCATGGGGCCGATTATAGCATATCCGGGTGGTTTTAGCGCATGACGTGTTTAGCGCTTAGGGGTGGTTTCGGGTACCCCAGGGGGGTATTTCGCTTGGGCCTCTGGGTGTTCCGGGCTGTTGGGGAGGGGATACCGCCCCTTGTCAAGTGGTAAGTTTCCATTTCGGTCGTGAGGTTTGCCACATCTGGGGTGTGGGTTGTAGCAGTTCTGGGGACTTCGGTTCGGATGGTCCGTCCCATCCAGTCGGTGATGGGTTTCGGGTAGGTTGCGTTCACCATTGGATGCCTCCGACGGTGTGGGCCTGGGTTGGCCTGGGCTGGCTTGGGATGGGTTTTGAGCCTCGCTTCTGGTTGCACTGTCGGCACGTGACGCGGGCGTTGTCGATGGTGTCGCGCCCACCTCGTGCGGCTGGCACCACGTGGTCCGGTTCTGGGCTGTTGGGTTGGAGCGTGGTCCCCCATGCGAGGGCGCGCCCGCAGTCTGGGCAGTGCGTCTGTCCGTTGGCCTGTGCGAGGTGGAGGACGCGGACGCGCCAGCGTTTGTGGCGTGCGGTGCCGGTGCGGGAGGTGCCGGGTCTGGGGGTCATGGTGTGAGTGTAGCACGCGGGGCCTACCTCGCGTGGCCCCGGTGCGCCTACCTCGTGGTGTGCGCGGGGCTGGGCGGCGGGGTGAATGTGTCAAGTAGGTTAGCGGTTTGCTTCTGTTACAGCGTAATTTCAACGTTTGTGGGCGTTTTGTAACAAGATTTTGTCTTGTTACACCCTTGTTACAACCTTGTTACACGCTTGTTACGGGTGTTTTTCGTTGGTATTCCGGGAAACTTTACACTCGTTGTAACAGAGCGTATCCATTTCCCTATATAGAGCAGGTGAAGAAAAATTGTTCAGTAGTATAACAGGCTGTTTTACTACTGAACAATTTTTTCTTATTAGAAGTAAATAGGATTTATAGTTACGGGAACCGAGCGCTTTACCGCGTTTGCCTTGATATTCCGGGCGTAACAGGGTGTAACAAGCCTGTAACAAGAGTTGTAACAAGACCCGCGCTCCGGCTTGTATCCGGGTGTCTTATATAGAACAAGCCGAAACGCGGCACATGCGGGGCACGGGGCCACGAGGTCGGCCCACCACCCGGCGGCGCTCGACACCACGCCCATAAAGCGCTAACATGTGGTGTATGGAACGTACCGAACCGTGCGGCAAGCGCCGCCCCTACGTCATTGACTATGCCCTCATCCCTGAGCCCGACTCTGATCGCCGCCTCCTCGTGGGCCTCGACGCGTGCGGCCACGTGTGGGTGAGCCTGACCGACGCGCTCAGGAACACTGGCCTTGAGGGCGAGCCGCCGACCTATCGCGCGACGGTGATCGGCCTCGGTGGTGGCCGCGTCGTGCGGCCTCGTCTCGCGCCGGGGCGTATCCGCGCCATGCTCCCCCTCATGGTCGACGCGCCGGGGTGCGCGGCGCTGATCGACCACACGGGGCGCTCCGGGCTTCTGACCTACCGCTCCGACGTGCGTCGGTGGATTGACCACACGCTGAGTATCTACTCGCTGGTGGGTGTGAACGCCGCGCCCGTGGTCTACCCGTGGCCCGAGGAGGTGGCAGCGTGAGCACCGAGCTGGAGTCCCTGGCCGAACGCCTCCTGCACGACCGGGTGAGCGCGGCGGGTGGGCTGTGCCCGAAGCTCGCGCCCGTGGACGCGGGTATCCCTGACCGGCTGGTGATCTGGGAGGGTCGTGTCTACCTGGTGGAGCTGAAGCGTCCGGGCGGGCGTGTGCGGCCTATTCAGGTGGCGTGGCATAACCGCGCGAGGCGGGCGGGCGTGGAGGTCATCTTGCTGAGCGGGACGGTGGAGGTGTCCGCGTGGCTGGATGATCTGGGGGTGCCGCCGTTGCCGCCGCGTCGTCGTGGGGGTGGCCGCGTCCGCCGCTTGTGTGACTGACGTTACACGCGCTAGATGTTGCGTTACTGGTCCCAGGGTGTGCTATACTGATTACGTCACCGAGAGACGGTGACCTGAACCGAAAGGACCAAGACCATGAGCCGCTACTTCTTCTTCTTCTCCGCCGTTAGCCTCCAGGGCTTCAACGCCGAGCAGATCGACCTGATCAACCGTGTGGCCGCGACCGAGTACGAGGCACAGGGCCGTGAGCCGATGCTCGAGGAGATCAAGGCCGACTACGCCGACGAGCTGAACGCCCTCGCATGACCCACCCCGGAGGCACCGCCACCAACCCGG